TTAAATAGTATAATCAAAAACTGCTACAACACGACCTATAATTCTAAATTCATCATCAGAAGTAACTTCTTTTGGCTTATATTTTGGATTTATTGATTTTAGAATAATTTCCTTAGTAAATTCATTGTATTGAAATTTTTTACAATATACGTCATCATTTAAAAAGAAAATGCCTATTTCCCCACTATCAAGCATAGAAACTTCCTGCACTAATACCAAATCATCATCATGTATTTTAGGTTCCATTGAATCTCCATCAATAAAAGTTGCGAATGTCGCACTTTTAGCTATTGATTTTGAAACCTCAAGCCAATCTAAAATTTCATTTCTTCCATAAACTCCTAATCCAGCAGAAACTTTTGATATTATAGGTATCTTAATAGTATTATTGTTTTTAATTTCTTCAAAATTATCATAATTATCTGAGAAAAAAGCTTCAATAGGAATTTTAAAAAAAGTTGCTATTTTGGAAAGAACATCTATTGGTATTTGTCTTTTTTCAGTTTCATAGTTAAGGATACTTTGTTTAGAGATTTCTAAGGCATCAGCTAGTTCATCTTGAGTTATTTTATTTTTTTTTCTTAAAAAAATAATTTTCTCTCCTATATTATACATAAAATCACCTTTTTTAAAAATATAACAAACTTAAAATAAAAAACTTGACAAATGTAAAACATAGATATATAATCAAAATGTAAAACAAATGTAAATGTTTTTATAAAATAATTGTAAAATTTTAATAATAAAATTAATATATTTTATTTTTATTATACCATTTATAAAACGGAGATACAATTATATATTTTACAATGCTGTCACAGATTTAAAAATATACTGTGGTAAATTTTTTAAACCAAATTAAGAAAAAAATATATATTAAAAATATATAAAAATTAATGAAAGGGGGATAGAAGCTAAGAATATTGGCAATTGAAACACTATACTAAATTAAAGGAGGAATGCTTATAGAAAATTTTAAGGCATGAATGATAATTAAAAATTAATTGAATGGAGAAGAAAAAATGAAAGTATCAAAAATATTAATAAATGAAATATCAAAGCTAAGTAAAGCTGACTGGTTAAAGGTAAAAACTAATATAGATTATATGTTTTCTATGGAAGAAACAGAAAGAAGTAAAGAACTTTACATTTCTAGCAATAAGATAGAAGAAAAGATAAAGAGTGGACCTTGTCCAATAGAGATAGAATAAATAAACCCTCACCAAAAGCAAGGGCTTATAAATATTATTCAGTTACTACTTGTATAAAAATTGGGTTAATCCTATAATCCTTACCTAAATAATGAATTTCAACATAATCTAGTTGGTAATAAGTATGTTCTTCTTTAGAGTTTGGCGACCATATAGAAGCATTTTCTTCATACCATATTGATGGAATTGAATGATTTTTTCCTATTACACAGTTAGGATCATCTGAAAGATTAACCCAATTTCCTAAAAGACATGCATAAATTTTTTTCATAAATATCTACCTCCTAAAAATTATATTAACAACATTATAACTTTTAAGAGGTAAAAAATCAATAAAGGGGGAATGCCTATAGAGAACTTTAAGGTTTGAATGATAATTAAAAATTAATTGAATGGAGGAACTATGCAATTATTATTAATTGTGATTGTGATAATTTCCTATACCATACTTATCAATATACAAATAAGTATGGGAAAGGAACTAAAAGAAATAAGAGAAATATTATGGAAAGTGGCTAAGAATGAAAGTTTTAATTTCTTCTTGGAAAATACTCAAAGTAAGTCCAATAATCCAAAAAATAAATGTAAGTAATGTATTTAAAATCTTAAAGATATGATTTTCAGGGTTACCACCTAAATATATAAGTAAATGTTTAGGTGCAAATAAAATTATATTCAACCAATAAAGAGGGTTAATACAATTTTTAATTTCATTTCTAAAAACACCTATTGCTTCCCAAAACATAATAGTAATTTCAACAGTGAATATATCACTTCTATTAAGGAAATTTGTTTGAATTGAAGCATTAATAATTACAAATTTGTTATAACCTGTATGTTGAGTAATAGGAACATTTTTATCTTTAACTTTTGCTTTTTTTAATAAATTTAACACTTCTTGTTGTTCAGCAAAAATTTTAGTATTTTTAGGATTTTTTAACCAATCTTTAAAATGATTTTCTAATAGGCTCATTCTATGTAAGTCATAAAGATTATTAAATAACTTATAAAAAAAAGAAAATATAAATATGTAAATTAAATATTTCATAAAAGTACCTCCAAAGTTTTAATTAAATTATAGCTTTTAAGAGGTAAAAAATCAATAAAGGGGGAATGCCTATAAAAAACTTTAAGATTTGAATGATAATTAAAAACTAATTGAAAGGAGAAGTAATGGAAGAAAACAAAAGTTTAATAACCTACAATGGAATGAAACTAGGAGTAACAATAAAAAATAATGAAATAGAAATAGAGATGGGAGAATTAGCAAAAGCTATTGGATACACAGATGTTAGAGGATTAAAAAAATTACTTGATACTAATCCAGAGCTAAAAAATAAAGAATTTTCTTATCTTAAAAAAGTAGATAGTATTGAAAATGGAGTGGTTAAAAAAAGAGAAAAAAGACTTTTTACAGAAGATGGGCTTTACGAAGTTACTATGTTAGCTAATACTGAAAATGCTAAAAAGTTTAGAAGATTTGTAAGAGAATTAATGAAGAAATATAGAAAGAATGAGTTAATTCTAAGAACTCCTACTTTACTTCCAGCACAACAAGCTCAACTTGATGAAATGGTTGGGCTAATAAAGGCAAGAGATGGGGAAATAGGAGATTTACTAGATTCATTTGAAGCATTTCAAGGATATTTAACAGATATAGAAGTTATTAAAGATGATGTAAAACTGTTGATTGAGTTACATGATAAATTGGTTAAAGAAGTAAAAGAACTTAAAAAAGAGGTGTTTGGAACAGATGAGTAAGTATTTTCTTGATTTATTGACATTAAAAACAGAAATGAATTATAGAGGATACAGTGAAGCAACAAAGAAAAGCTATACACAAATAGTAGGTAACTTTTTAGAAGTAACAGATAAAGAAATTATCAATATTACAAAAGAGGATGTGGTTAGATACTTAGATGAAAATATGAAGCTTTTAAAAAAGAATAGTAGAGCAGTTCATTTGAATGCTTTGGAGTTCTTTTTTGAAGAAGTGTTGGGACTAGATATAACAGTAAGTATAAAAAACTATAAGCGTGAATTTTTGGAAAAAACATTTATGACATTAGAACAATTTAATATTTTAAGTAATTCAGTTACTGAGAAAGAAAGATTGATATATGAAATAATCAAGGAAACAGGCTTTAAAATAAAAGACATAGTAAATTTAAAAGTTGAGGATATAGTTTATGGAGATAAATCATATATAGGTATTCATAAGATATCCAAAGAACTTTCAAGAGATATTCAAAAGTATTGTGATAAGGAGATGATAGATGGAAAAATTTTTAATGTTTGTGAATATAGTATAAGAAGATGGAATAAGAAAGCAACAGAAAAATATTTAGGTGTTGAATTTCAAATAAATGATATTAGACATGCTTTGGCATTAGAACTATATATTAAAAGAGGTGATGAAGAGGGAGCAGTTAAATACTTAGGTTTAAAGACAGTGGAAGCATTAAGGCAATATTTTAATAGAACAGGTAATAAATATTATAAAAAATAGGGACACCTCTCCGACCAAAGTTAGATGTCCCAACAAAAACAAATATGCTTAATTATAGCATAAAAGGAGAAAGAATGGAAGAAAGAGAAAAATATTTAAAAGGAATGCTTGAATATTGTTATCAAAATAAAGAAAGTTTTAAAACAATGATAGCAAAGATAGAAAAGGAGTTAGCAGAATATGGAAGCAGTAGAGAAGAGAGTTACACAAATTAGAAATAATTTGTTAAGAATCCTCAATTTAAGGAAAGAAATGGTTGACTGTGAAATTTCTTGGCTGCAAATGATTAAAGCACTTAAACTTAGTCAATATGAAGCATTAAAATTTAAAAATGGTGAACTTCCAGACTTAGAGCAAGAAGCTTTGGAGATTCTAAAAAAGACACCTGAAAATATAAAAAACAGAGATAAAAAGTTTAAATATTTTAATAAATTTTTGCTAGAAAAAGGAATAACAGCAACACAATTTTCAAAAGATGTGGGAGTTGATATAGACAAAATACATAGAATATTGAGAGAAATACCAGTTAATAGAGATTTAGAAGCAGAGAAAAGAATAGAAGAAGCAATAGGAGAAAAAATATTTTAAAGGAGGCTTTTTATGGATAAATACTACACATTACAAGACATAGAAAGACTCTTTAAAAAAACAAGAACAACAGCTTTAAAAATGGCTCAAAGCAAAGGTTGGATAGTTACAAAAGAAAAAGTAGGGAAAGTATATAAAAACCTTTATTTAAAAAAAGAGGTAGATAGAGAACTAGGAATAATTGTTGAGGAAAAAAAGACTAAGATTAGAACTAGGACAGTAAGGAAAAATGAAGCAAAAAATATTGATGAATTACCTGACTGGAATCAAAGAGTGGCTAATTCAAGGTATATACTTTGCATAAAATTAGAGGAGGCTTATGAAGAGAGATTAGAAAATAAAGATGTAGTTATAAAAGAATTTGTAGAGAATGCAAGAGAAGAGTTTCCACAACAAATGGAGATTTTAAAAAGTCTATCAATTCCAACTCTAAGAAGATGGTATGGAATTTATAAGAAAAATAGAGATAATCCATTGGCACTTGCTTCTGGACATGGAGCTAATAAAGGTTTGAGAAGAGTCAATAAAGAAGTGCTAGAAATGACTAAAAAACTTTATTTTAGTAAGAATAAACCTCAAATGACTGTTGTTTGGCAGAAAATAGTAGAAATGTTTGGGATAGATGCTATTAGTTATGGGACTCTTAGAAATTTCTTAAATAATGATGTAAACATAATTGAAAAAGATAGAGCTAGAATGGGAGCAAAAGAATTTAAAGATGCTCACTCTACCTTTATAATAAGAGGTTTACAAGATGTTAAAGCTGGAGATGTATGGATGGCAGATGGACATACACTAGATTTCCAATGTTATAGAGGAAAAAGAAAAAAAGCAAATAAACAGAGAGATTTTGGAAGACCAACTTTAATAGCCTGGTTAGATTTAAAAAGTAGAATGGTTGTTGGCTATACTTTATCCTGGACTGAAAACACAGAAGCAGTAGCGATAGCACTAAAAAGAGCTATAGAAAAGTACGGAGTACCTAAGAAAATATATACAGATAATGGTAAAGCTTTTAAAAATAAGGTTTTAAAAGGTACAGAAGAACTTGAAGGGCTATATGCAAGTCTTGGAATAGAGGTAACACATGCAAAACCTTACAATGCTCAAGCCAAAGAAATAGAAAGATATTTCAGAGATTTAAAAGAAAATTTTTCTAAAATGTTTGGAACTTATTTAGGTGGGAATATTGTTGAAAGACCTGAACATATGAAAAGTTTTGCACAAATTAAAATGGCAAAGGGGGCATTATTAGAAGAAGAACATGTAGAAATGGAACTAGCAAAATATATAGATTATAAAAATCATTTATTCTATGAAATAAGAAGAGCAGGAGGAATGAAGGCACATAGAGGAAGAGGAATGGAAAATCGTACTCCTTTGGAAGTCTTCAATGTGGAGTATCCAGTTGAAAATAGAGTAATGCTTAGTGATGAAAAGTTGAGAAGATTATTCTTATATGAAGAAATGAAGACAGTACAACAAAACGGAATTACTTTTATGGGAAATACTTATGAACATGAAGCATTGTATTATCATCAAACTGAGCGTGTAAGAATTAAATATGATCCTCATAATTTAAGTGAACTCTATGTTTACTTAGATACAGGAGAGTTTTTATGTAAAGCTAAAAAACTAGTGCCTGTTGGATTTAATGATATTACTGGAATCAAAATCAATAATTATAGAAAGAAAAAGATTAAGGAATATGGAGAAAAGATGTTTGATTTAACAGTAGCAATGAGAGATGATAGCAATATTTTAACAATGAAAGATGTAGCAGAAGCTGAGGTTATAGAAGTAATTGAAGATAAATCGGGAAAGAAAAAACAGTATATTGGTAATGGTTTATATGTTGAAATAGATTAAGTGAGGTATTAAATGAAGAAAATAATAGAAGATTTGGAAAAATTTGCAGAAGAAAACAATATAAGTTATGCAAAGATAGCAAAAGCTATAAATATAGGAAGTAGTACACTTTCAGAATTTAGAAGAGGGACATATACAGGAGATGTTAAGGCTTTAACTGAAAAAGTTGAAGCATTCTTAGAAAGACATAAAAAGAAAATGAGAAGAATAGACTTCTCAGTTGATACAGAAGTAAAGAAAAGAATTTTTTATGCAGCTGAGGTTATAGAAAATTATGTTGCTTCTAATGTAATGACTCAAACAATAGATTCAGCTAAAATAGCCTACATATATGGTCGTGCTGGAATAGGAAAAACTCATGCTTTAATGGAGTGGGCAAAACAATATAAAGGAAGAGCCTTATTTATAACAGCAGAAACTGGAATAACAGTGGTTGGGCTTATAAAGAAAATTGCTAGGGAATTGAGAATAGATGCTAATGGAAATAATACAGAATCAATTAAGCAAAGAATAAAGGATAGTGTAAAGTTTACTGAAACAATTATTGTGATTGATGAGGGAGAACATTTAAAACCAAGTATTATAGATATAGTTAGAAGTTTAGCTGACCAAACTGGTGTTGGAATAATAATAGCTGGAACAGAAGCATTAAAAAGTAAAATTTATTCTCAAACAAAGGGTTATGAATACCTTTATTCAAGAGCTGTAATAAATATGACTTTAAGAGAATTAAATATAGATGATGTGAGTAAAATAGTAAAAAAATTCTTAAAGAATGAAATTGATTTATATAGTGAAAAAGAGCTTCAAGAAATGATTAGTTATATTAATTTAACAGTTAGAGGCTCAGCAAGACAGTTGGCAAATTTACTTACATTAACTGGACATATATCAACTAATAATGTATCTGTTGATGGTAAATTGACACTGGACCAAATAAAAGCAGCTGTAACAATGTTGGCAATTAATTATTAATATGGAGGGAAAGATGAGAGATATTAAATTAACAGAAATAGCAAAACAAGAACTTATAAAAGAATATGGAGAAAAGGCAATAGTAATAGATGATGAACTTAATGAGTTTGCTAAACTTCTTATTTTAAGAAAAGATTATGTAAAGGCTTTTAATAAAGGGAATTTTAGAGCAAAAGAAAGATATATGGAAGTTAATAAGGAAATTAAAAAAATTGTAAAAATTATAAATAAAAAAATTTAGTTTATATTAGTGTTAGCACAAAAAGTGTTATTTGACAGGAGGCTAAAATGTGGAAACTAGAAAAAGGGGATATTGTAAAGTGCATTATACCAAATGATAATGAACTTACACTGGACAAAGAATATGAAATATTAGATGTAGATACAAGTATTAGCCAAGTGGAAGTTATTAATGATATGGGAAAAATAAAAAGTTATTTATGGGTAAGATTTGATAAGGAGGCACTATGAGTGATTGGGCATTAGGTGGATTAGTTTTAGCTATGTTTATAGCAGGTTTTAATATAGGACAAGATTTAAAATATAAGAAGTGGATTTTTAGAAAGAAAAGAACATATAAATACTATATAAGTGGGATGTATTCAATGGCAGGAACTATAATGTTTGCAGGTTGGACATCAGAATTTAACAGTGAAATAACAAGTGAAGAACTAAAAAAAATTAAAGAAAAAGAAGAAAAAAAGATGAAAGATAAGTATAAAACTTCTGATGCAACATTTGGAATTATTTATATAAAGAAATTAAAGGATTAACTATGGAATTTAAAGATTTATATAGAATTAATGGAATACTTTATGTATATAAATATAATAATGGTGTTTATGCAGTATTAGAGGATATATTAACAGGCTATGAAGAATTTATAAGGTTAGAAGAATTAAAACAATATGAATACTTATAAAAATGGAGGTAAATAATGGATTTTAATAATTTGACAGCTGAGGAGAAAGAAGCAATAAGAAAAGCAGTTTTAGAGGAAGAAAAAGCCAAAGAAGCTAAAAGAAAAGAGAAAATAAAAGAATATAAAGGGATTGTAGATGAAACAGTAAGAGAAAATTTTAATAAAGTTGAAAAACTTGCTGAAATATTAAAAAGTACAAAACTAGAAATTTTTAAAAGTTTTGAAGCTATCTTAGAATTAAAAGAAGAACTGTATGGAATAAAAGAAACACAGAGAAGCCACACTTTTACAACAAGTGATGGGAGTTTATCTATAATAATAGGACACAGAGTAATAGATAGCTTTGATGATACTGTACACAGTGGAATAGCAAAAGTAAAAGATTATATTTCTAAATTAACAACTAATGAGCAACCAGAGCTTGAAAAATTAATAGATTTATTATTAAAAAAAGATAAAAATGGAAACTTAAAAGCTTCAAGAGTGTTGGAATTGGAAGCTATTGCAAATGAAAATGGTAATGAAACATTACTTGAAGGAGTAAAAATAATAAAAGAAGCATATAAACCAAGTAAATCAAGTACTTATGTTGAAGCTTATTATAAGGATAAAACAGGGAGAATGATCAGTGTACCTTTGTCTATTACAAGTGTAATTGAGGAGAGAAATGGAGAAGATAAAGAACGGGCAAATTAAATATATACATATTCTAAAAAACAAATTAAATCTAAAAGATGGAGATTACAGAAGTCTTTTAGAAAATAAATTTAACAAGAAAACATCTAAGGATCTCAGCTCTAAACAAGCTGAGGTTCTTATAAAAATACTTGAAAGGTTAATAAGTAACTATGCAACAGAGAAGTAAAAAAGTAGATTTAATACTTTATATAACAAAGTTTATTATGAAAAGGACAAACAAGAATTTATAGAACGATACTTGGGTAAAGGAAAAACAGAAAATAATATGAATGTTCAAGATTGCAGTAAATTAATTTATGTTTTAGAAGAGATAATAGAATGGCAAGAAAAAAGGAGAGAAAATGGAAAAGATTAGTATAACAAGGCATGCACTTATGAGATATGCTTCAAGAGTACATAATGCAAATATTGTAAGTGATAGAACTTGGGATATCTGGAAAAAAGCAAATGAAGAGAAAATTCAAGAATTAGAAACAAATTTAAAAATTGAATTAGGAAGACTAGAATATATCTGTACAGCTTCGTATGATAAACATAAAAAAGCTGAGTTCTATATAAATAAGGATAAAATGATGACTTATGTAATTGTTGAGTCAAGTTTAGTTACTTGTTATCCTATAAATTATGAATTGGATGCTGAAGGAAACAAGGCAATTTTAAATATCTTACTAGAAAACTTAAAAAGAGCTAAAATTGCTGAGGATAATTTTGAAGATAATTACTTTAAAGAAAAAGATAATTTAAAACAAGAAAAAGAATTAATCCAAGCTGAGATAGAGCTTTTAAATTCTAAATTGAAAAAACTACAAGAAAAAAGAGCAGGAATTGAAAGTAGACAACTTGAAATAATTGGAGAACAACAAGAACTGAGAAACATTATAAAAGTAGCTGAAGAAAAGATAGTAAGGAGTAAATTAGCACTATAATTATAAGGTGATAAAATGGAAAGTAAAGAAGTTTTAGAGCTTATAAGAGAAGCAAAAAAAGGCAATAATGAAGCTACTGAAAAGCTAATTGAAAGGTACTTGAACACTATTAGAAAGATCAATCATAAGTGGGGTAACACAGATGATGGATTTCAGGAAGGAATACTTGGAATCTATCAAGCAATTAAAACTTATGATGAAAATTACAATACTAAATTTATGACACATTTGTATTTTTATGTAGAAGCTAAAATAAGGAAATATATAGATAAAGAAAGGTATAGAGTACCTCAGTATGTCATAGAGAGCATTAAAAAGGGTGAACAAGAAAGAGTATATTTTTCAGAACTAGAAAATTTTGAGATTGAAGATGCTAATATAAATAATGAAAACTTAGAAAATAAGGTACTTATAGAAAAAGTTTTAAATTACTGCACGGATCAAGAAAAGACAGTAATAAACTACTTATTTTTTGAAGGTTATACAGGGGAAGAAGTGGCACAAAAACTTGGAATATCAAGGCAATGGGTACATACTATAAAACATAGAGCTTTTGAGAAAATAAGAAATAATATTAATTTTGTAATTAATAAAAAAAATGAGTATAATAAGAAATAAATATTAAAAAAGGAGGACTAATGAAATATAAAAGTTTTAGAATAAAAAATTATAAAGCTATCAAAGACCTAACAATAGAAGTTGATAAACCTAAATTAACTCCAATAATAGGATTAAATGAAACAGGTAAAAGTTCAATCTTACAAGCAGTATTTTCTTTTGATTATACTAATGATGATCAATATAATGGTGAATTTGTGAATATTAGTTATATTAAGAATAAGTTTGATAATAAAAGTCTCCCAGAAATTGAAGCTGAGATAGAAAATATTGATACTAATATTATTATAGAAAATGCTTTAAATTATTTTATGAAAAAAAAGAAAGATGAATTTTTAACAATGAGCCGTTATAGTCGTGAAAATGGTTTCAAAGAAAAAGAATATTTAAAACCTATTAAAGAATTAATTTTTACTAAAATAAAAGAATTATTTTCTAATTCATATAATACATTAAAGATAAAAAGAACTTTTAACACAGAAAATTCTTTCTATACTTTAGAAAATATTAATTTTAAAACTATAGATGAACAAATAAATACAAATGGTTATTATGATGAAAAAATTACAATATATATAGGACTTTCAGAATTTAGAGAAATGATTATAAGATCTATTGTTTTTTATTTACCTAACATCATATATATTGATGATTTTAAGGATATTGTTCCTGAGGAAATAAAAAAAGGAAATCAATGGTATCCATATATAGAAGAAATTTTTGAGAAAAATAAAGAAAACATTGATAAGTTTTCAAAATATGAATTAGCCGATAGACAAACTGTTCTTGCTGATATTAAAAATGACTTAAACGAAAGTTTATCTCAATTATGGGATACGATGCATATCAGTCAAACAATAAGAAATGAATTTAAAACTTTAGAGATTGACTTAAGATTTGAAAATAATATATTTCAATTTTTGGTAGTAGATCTGAGAGAAAAAAGAGAGAATGGAAAAAGTAGAGAAGTTGTATTTCCTGTTAATATGCGTTCTAAGGGCTTTCAATGGTTTTTTAATTTTTTTATAAAAATGAAATATAATTGGAAACATACAGATGATGAGGATTATGGAAGTATAATATTGTTAGATGAACCTGGTGTATATTTACATACAACTTTTCAATCAGAATTAGTAAAAGTTTTGAGAGAGTTATCAAAAAATAATATAATATTTTATACAACTCATTTAGAAAATATGGTAAATCCTAAGGTTGTTAAGATAGCAGAAATAAATGTAGCTAAAAGAAATAATGAAATTGTAACTATTGAAAAAATTACTAAAATAGATGATAATAAAAACTTAGGAGAAATTACACCAATAATAAATGCTCTAAAAATAGATAATTTCCCACTTGTACATTATAATGAAAAAATAATTATAACTGAGGGAATGACAGATAAAATTTTTTTAAATCTCTTACAAGAAGCAGAGTTATTAGATAAAAGCATAAAAGTAATTCCAGGAAGTGGGGTTAGTAATTTAGGCACATTGATTAGTTTATCAATAGGAATAACTAGTAAATATGTTGTTATATTTGATAATGATGAAGCAGGAAGAGAACATTTTGAAAATTATAAAAAGAATTTTGGAGATGAAGAATCTAAAAAATGGATACTTCATAAACTGGCAGAAAGAAAAGATAATATTGTACTTGAAGATTATTATAGTAATGAGATGAAAGAAATTATAGAAAAATATATAGATAAAAAAGACTATAAAACAGGACTTTTAAATTTTTATTATAATAGAAATCCTGAAGACAAACAGAAATTTTCTGATGAATTAAAAAAATTAAGTAAAAAAGATAAAGGTATTTATATATTATTGGAACAAATAAAGAAAAGACTTAACTAAGTGTTCACCCTGAGAAAGTTAAAATATCTATATCCTAAGAGGGCAGGTTAGCTTGTCCTTTTTGTTTTTATAAAAGTTTTTCTTGACAAATGGCGATTAAAATTTTATAATTGGTTATCCAAATTGGATATCCAATTATAAAAAAGAAAGAGAGGTGATAATAATGGAAAAAAAAGATAATCAGTTTAGAGTTAGATTAAGTCAGGAAGAAAACAATTTACTTGATTTATGTGCTAAGGAAACATTGTTAAAAAAATCTGATATAATTAGGTTGGGAATTAAAAATATAGCTGAAAAAGGAAAAAATGAAAAATATTTAGAGAAAATAAAAACTCTAAAATCTCTTTATGAAGAATGGAAAGTTTTAAAAAATGTTATTGCTAGTATAGCTATACAAAATGATCCATATTTTTCTCTATATAATCCTCCAACAAGGGGACTTAAAATTGCACAGATTCAAAGACAATTAAATTCTATTGAAGCACAAGTGAAAGAACTATTATCAACTTCTGAGGATATGTTTGATAAAAAGTCATCTGAAATAGATGAACATATCGAAGCAATGAAAGAAGAAATATTTGTGGCATATATACATATATTAATTGAAAAAGATAAAAGAATGCCCCAAGAAAATCTGAAACCAAAAATAGAGGAATTTCAAAAACTAGCTGTAAAAAAAGTTTTTCCGATAGATGAAATTAAGAAATTCCTTTATTGCACACCCTGAGAAAGTTAAAATATCTATATCCTAAGAGGGCAGGTTAGCTTGTCCTTTTTGTTTTTATAAAAATTTTTCTTGACTTATGAGTACCAATAGTATATAATCAACTTATGGAACTCAAAAGGTAGGTGATGAATATGGGTTCAAAAATGGGTAGACCTGTTATTGGAAATCTAAAAAATAATGATATTAAAGTAAGAGTTGATGATGAGACTTTAAAAAAATTGCTTGAATATTGTAAAGAAAAAGAGATTAACAAAGCTGAAGCTATTAGACAGGGTATTTATCTATTATTAAAAAAATAAAACATTGCTCTCCGTCCAAAGATAACAATGTTTTATTCTGTCAAGGAGTTTTTATCCTTATGAAATATTATATCATAAGAAAAAGCTTCTATCAATTCAATATTTTGAAAGGAGTAAAATTATGAAGAAATTAGTTATAAAAGATAATCTAACAAGTTTAGAAGTATTGGAACAAATTAATATTTTTAGAACACAAGAAATAAAGTCAAATTACAACATAAGACTTTGCTAGATATAATAAGAGATGAATTTGAAGAAGAAATACGAGAGCAAAATATTTTGCTTTCATCTCAACAAGTTAAAATGCCTAATGGTGGAGTTAGAAAACAACCTATATTTGTTTTAACTCTGAACCAAGCTAAGCAAGTTTTAATGAGAGAAAGTAAATTTGTAAGAAGAGCAGTTATTCAGTATATAGAGAAACTAGAACAAGCATTAAAACAGCCTAAAAAAGTTGAAATGAATAAACTACCTTTTGAATATAAGGTTGAGATAGAGACACAACCTAAGTTAATAGAAATATATCAAACTGAAAATAAAGTTTATTATATAAAAGCTAAGGACTTGTGGAGAAAGTTAGAAGTCAATCAATATTTTAGAAGTTGGATAAATAAAAGAATAGAAAAATATGACTTTATAGAAGAATTTGACTTTATGAGTGTAGAAGATGACTATGCTTTAACATTGGATATGGTAAAGGAATTATGTATATTAGAGAACTCTACAAATTCTAAGTTAATTAAAAAATACATAATCATTTTTGAAAGACACTTGAAAGAAAAACAAATGTTAATGTTTGAACAAATGAAAGAAAGATTTAAAAATAAAAAAGTAGCTTATATATTAAATCATAATAGTGCAGTAAGAAAATGTGCTGATGAAATAATTAATTTTTCTAATAATTTAAATATTGGAAAAGTAATAACTTCATTAAATAAAGAAAAAATTGTAAATTTATGTGTAATGTTAAAAGCCTATGCATTCCCAATAGAAATGGATAAAAAATTTGGAATAAGTGAAGAAGGATTAATAGAATTTAATTATTATCCTACAATTTAAGTTTAAAAGGAGTTTGTAATGAACTCCTTTTATATTGCCAATTAAAACAAAATATGTTAATATAATTAAGAAAATATTACTAGGAGGAAAGAAGATGGCTAAGAAATATATAAGTGTAGCTCAGGCATCTAATAGACTTAATGTTTCAATAAGTACGATATATAATTATTGTAAGACTGGAACATTAGGGTACAGATGTATAAAAAATGCTAAAAGGTATACTTGGCAGATTGATTTAGAAAGTTTAGAACTGCTTGAAAAAGATAATTCACATAAAAGTATCCTCCAAGTAAAGAAAGATTTACAATATAGTTTATTTTAAGAGAGTTTTAAGCTCTCTTTTTTTATTGCAAATTTTATAATCTTTGCAAATTTTACAACATTTACTCTTCAAAAAAGTTATAACAATATAGAAACAAGATGGAGGTGCTTTATGGATTTAGAGTTATTAAAAGCTAAAAAGCTCTATGCTCAAGGGAATACAGCAAAAGAAATAGCTAGTGCTTTGAATAAGTCTCAAGGCACTATCTATCGGTGGATAAAAGATAATAAGGAAGAATTTGAAGAGGCTAGGAAATTAGCAGGAATGACTTTAGATGATGTGGTTGATTTACTTGATGAAACTCACAAAAAAATATTAATAGAAATTTCTAAAAATCCCGAACAATTCAAAGATCCAAAGACAGCTGATGCTTTAGTAAAAGTTGCAAGTGTCGTAGAGAAAGTAACAGCAAGGAGTGAAAAGAAAAAAGAACAAGCTAAAAAAGAAGTTGAAGAAGAAAGAGGGGTGTTGATAGTTGATAATCTCTAAGAAAAAAAGGGAAATTAAACAAGTATCAGAAGTATTAACACCAAAATTTCATGAAGTCTATAAAGCTTGGAAAAGTAATAAGTACACAAAAATAGTTTGTAAAGGTGGAAGAGGATCCGCTAAATCAAGTAATATAGCTTTAATGTTGACACTTGATTTAATTAGAAATCCTATAAATATAGTTTGTATTAGAAAAGTTGGTGAAACTTTAAAGAAGTCTGTTTATGAGCAAATAAAATGGGCAATTAAGCAATTAGGAGTTGAAGACTATTTTGAATATAAGTTAAGTCCTTTAGAAATCTGATACACAGAGAGAGGAAATAAATTTATATTTATGGGAGTTGATGATCCACAAAAAAGTAAATCAATAGTTGATTCAAGTTTTCCAATTACAGAATATTGGTTTGAGGAATTAGCCGAATTTAAAAATGAAGATGAAGTAGAAATGGTACTTGATTCAATATATAGAGGAAAGTTAAAAGATAATTTAAGGTATAAAGGTTTTTTCTCATATAACCCACCAAAAATGAAGCATAATTGGGTGAATAAGAAATACGAATATACTTTTAAGGAAGATGATGAAATATTTGTACATCACTCAACTTATCTAGACAATCCATTTATTTCAGATGATTTTGTAAAAAGAGCTGAAGCAGTAAAGTTAAATAACCCTATGAAATACAAGCATACATACTTAGGAGAACCTATTGGAAATGGAATAGTTCCTTTTGATAATTTGGAAATTAGAACCATTAGCAACGAAGAAATAAAAGGCCTTGATAGATTTAGAAATGGAGTTGACTGGGGGTATGGAGTTGATCCAATGGCATTTGTTCGTTGGGGATATGATAAGAAAAAGAGAATAATCTATGCTATTGATGAATTTTTTGGAGTAGGAATTAAAAATAGAGAACTAGCAACTTTTATCATATCAAAGAATTATGATGAATTAGTTATGTGTGATAGTGCTGAACCTAAAAGTATAGATGAACTTAGAGAATATGACATCAGTGCTTCAGGAGCTAAAAAAGGAGCTGGAAGTGTTGAGTATGGAGAAAAATGGCTTGCAGATTTGGAAGCAATAGTAATTGATCCTAAAAGAACACCAAATATTTCTCGTGAGTTTGAAATGATAGATTATGCAACTGATAGAGATGGAAATGCTTTACCTCGTTTGGAAGATAAGAATAATCACAGTATAGATGCAACAAGGTATGCTTTTTCAAATGACATGAAAAAAGGAAAGTATGTTTATGAGTGTTAGAGAATGGATAAAGAAATGGTTCTTTAAGGACTGTTCAGTTATGACAGATGATAATGTAAATTTTAATCCATCTGATTATACAGCAAATATAGAATATAAAGCAGCTTTTATGCTTTCAATGTCTAAAAAAATTCAGGCTTGTCAAAACATAACTATGGCAGTTTATAAAAAAACAAAAGATGGAAAAGGCAAGAATTTAGTTAAGGAACATGTATTGAATGATTTATTTAATATGATAAATCCTAATACTTCTTTTCAAGATTTTCTTGACTATTTGCTTGTGTGGCTAGAAGGTAGCGATAACGGAGTTCTTTTAGAAGTTATAAAAGGAATCCCTTCTTTAAGACCTGACTTGTATGTTCATTCGCCTTCAAATTTTACTGTCTATTTTGAAGGTAGACGAATAAGAGAGATAAGAATAAATAATCCTTTTAGATCTATTGTAGGAGATGAATTAAAAAACTATATGTGGATAAGAAGTCCAAATTACTTGAATATAATAGATGGAATAAATTCAAGTGGAATAGGAAGTGGATATACAAAACATAATTCTATGGCTATGTATGGAGCATATAGTGAACAAGCTTGGAAATGGAATTGGAGTCTTGCCAAAAACTTGGGTAAACCAGGGGGAATTTTACAGACAGAAGGAGTTGTAGACAAAGAGGATAGAGAAGAAATTAAAGCAAGATATGCTGCACATTATGGTGGTTCTGATAATGCTGGAAAGCCTATTGTTCTTGGCTCTGGGTTAAAATATCAAGATACTTCAAGAGCACCTATTGACAGTGATTGGTCTACTGCTGAGCAAAAGGCACATGAAAGAGCAGCACTAGCAAGTGGAGTCCCTGCTGAACTTGTTGGGGGTGGAGAAAGCACATACCAAAATAGGAAACAAGCCAAAAAGGAGCTATATCGTGAAGCAATTATTCCGTTTTTCAATAAGTTAAAAAGCTGGTTAAATTATTTATTTTCTGACTATTTAAAAAGTGGGGAATTTATTGATTATGATTTAAGTGGAGCAGATGAACTTAAAGAAGACATTGGAGATGTTATAACCAAACTTGAGCCTTTAAAAAATAGATTGACTATTAACGAATATAGAAAAATAGTATCTTTATTAACTGATTTAAGTCTAGGAGATGTAGAAGGTGGAGATGTATTACTTATTAATAGTGGAGATATGACTTTAGAAGAACTTTACTAATCCAATTGTAGATAATGAAGAAAGTGCTGGGGACATATGAAAAGAGAAACAAGAATAATTAAAGAATTTGAAATATTAGAAAAAAGATTAACAGCCAGGAATAAAAAAATAATCAAAAAAATATTTATTGAGTTGAGAGAAAAAATTATTGAAGATAATTCAAAAGCTTATGATTTAAAGACAATTATAAATATTGATTATGAATGGCTTTTGAAAAAGTTTAAAAAAGGTCTTGAAGTAGTTTATCTATACACATTCGAGAAGACTTTTAAAGGCTTTCAAAACATCTACAAAAAAACTATAAAACCTAAAACTATAAAAGGTATTAGGGATTATTTTTTAAAAAATTGGAATAAACAAAATGCAGGAAAACAAGCAAAAAGAATGACTAATACAACAAAACAAATTTTGAATAAAGTAATTACAGAAGGACAAGAAGCAGGTTTAGGTCAAAAAGATTTAGTTGATGAATTAGTAAAAAGTATTAATGGAATGACAGAACAAAGGGCTACTACAATTGCTAGGACTGAAACTAGCAAGAGTGTTAATAGTACAAGTTATGAAATATCTAAAAAAATCATGAAGGAAAAAAGATGGGTACATATTGGTGGACAAAAAACACATCGTGAAAATCATAAGGCATTAGATGGTGAATGGGTTCCAATAGATTATAAATGGACTTTACAAGATGGAGTAGAAGCTGAACATCCTCATCAAGATGGATTACCTGCCTCAGAAGTTGTTAATTGTCGTTGTAAAGTAGTTTTTAGATAAAAGGAGAGAAAATGTCTAAGAAAAAAAAGTATAAAATAAAATTTTCTGATGAAGTTTTAAATTTTAGATGTAATCTTACAGAATTTAAAGAAGATGAAAAATCTAAAGGGAAATTTAAAGGGCTTCTAGTTAATATGCAAGGAGATAATACAGCAAAAGGTATTTACAGATTTAAAAATGGAAGTATGAAGAAAAATGATGGTAAAAAATTATTTTTACAATATAACCATGAAGGTTCTTTAATCCCAATTGGAACTTTAATTGGAAAAGAAACTAAGGAAGGTTTTGAAGTTGAAGGAACATTTCACTTACAGAAAGATGAAAGTGGAGCATATATAAATCCTGATGCAATGAAAGTTTATTCTCTAATGAAGGACTTAGGTGCAGAATTTGAAATGTCTGTTGGTGGAGTTATGACAAAGTTTAAAGACTATGTTGAAGAGGGGAAATATTATATTGATATTTTGGAATTTGATGCTTATGAGGGAAGTTTAACACCAAAAGCAGCAGTTCCAGGAAGTAGAGTAACAAGAGTTTTTGGTGAAGAAAATATAGGAGGAAATAGAATGGGAAAAGAAGAATTAATTGCAATATTTACAGGACTTTTAGAAACATTTAAAGCAGATTTATTAAAAGCAGGAACAGATGAAGAAATAGCAAAATTACCTGCTGCATTTTCAAAGCTAACAGAGGAATTTAATGGATTAAAAGATAGTTTAGAAAAAGATTTAAAAGAAAATTTCTCTAAACAAATCAATGAGTTAAATGATGTATTAAAAGGATTAAAAGCTGATTTTAAAGCAACAGAAGAAGAAGTTGATGATGCTGCTCAATTTAAAGCAATGTTATTGAATGTTAAAGATAATGGTCAGAAAAATGAAATTGTCTTTAATGAAGATAGCAAATTAGAATTTAAAGACATGGCAGTTGGAGATGGTAAAACAGGTTCTTCTACTGGAAAAGCAATAGTAACAACAACAATAGTAAAAAAGATTTTAGAAAGAATACAAGATTCTAATCCAGTTCTAAAAGATGTAACATTTATTAGCACTGATGATGCTGGAGTAACAATTCCAAGAGAAATGGCAGGTTTACCTGAAACAGGTTGGGTTGGAGAAGTTGAGGAGAGAAAAGACACTGCTGTTACAAAAATTGAAAATATTACTGTAAATATTTCTCAGTTGTATGCTTTGCCAGTTATTACAAACAAGCTTTTAGCAACTAACTATGTTGGTTATGCATCATTCTTATTAAGAAGAGTAGAATATGCTCTTGGTTTAAGATTAGCAGATGCTATTTTCAATGGAAGTGGTACAAATATGCCATTAGGAATTTTAAAAGATGCTGCTGTAACAAATCAACAAGAAATTGATACATCAGATGATGCAAAATTCATAGAAAGTATAATAGATATTTATTATTCAGTTCATACTGACATTGCAAGAGAAGCAAAATGGTATATCAGAAGAGAAACTTGGCAACAAATTAGTAAATTAAAAAATACTAATAAGGATTTCTATATAACAGACCTAAATACAGGTAATACAAGAACACTAATGTCAAGACCTGTTGAATTAGTAGAATCAGAAGGGTCTGGATTAAAAACATTAAAAGAAGCAGTTGCAACTACAGATCCAGTTATGGTTTTTGGAAATGTCAGAGAAGGAATTTTAGGGTTAGAAAATCCAAAAATGACTATGAAACTAGAAGACCAAATAACAAGTAAAGGACTAACTAAATATTATATGGAAAAAGGTGTAGGTATCGGAGTACAACTTCCTGAATATTTTGTAAAGGTAGTAAAGAAAGCCTAGCAAAAAAGCTCCTGGTATTTTTATATCAGGAGCTAAAAATAGGAGTAAGTGATGGATAAAGAGTTAGGATATGATTTAAATATGGCTAAAAGCCTTACAGGAATAGAAGATGAAGAACTTTTAAAGTTCTATATAAATAGTGTAATTCTAAAAATAGAGAGAGTTATTGGTTATAAGCTATTAAAAGCTAAAATAACAAGTTTGATAAGTGGACTTAATACAAATTATGTATTTCTTCCTGAAAAGAAAATTGAACAGGTTTTGAACGTTAATAGAGGCTGTAAAATGCTTCCATTTAGTTACATTAATAGGAAAATAATTTTTGATGAAATAATTTCTAAAAATTCTTATGTTGAAATTCAATATATTGCTGGATATGATGAAATCCCTTCTGATATTCTTCTTTTTATTTGTTCAACAATTAAAGAGAACATAACAAATGAAGAAGGTTTAAAATCTTATGCTATAAGAGGAATAAATTATACTTTTCTAAATAAAATTGAACAGTCAGATAATTTTATCAGAGGGGTTAAAGATTTGTTTGGAGTCATAGAAATATGATAGTTAAAGCATTAAAGGAAATTGAATATTTAACAAAACATCAAGTAGAAATTGGAATATTGGCTATTGATAAGAGTTTGACAGGAGAAGATGGGAAAACAACTATCCTTGAATATGCTATATACAATGAATTTGGAACTATTGATATTCCAGCTCGTCCATTTATGAGAAATGCCTTAGATAGCAATAGGAACTCTATTTCAAGGTTAGTAAAAGAAACACCTAATAAAGTTTTTAAAGGGGAGCTAAGTGGAAAAGAAGCTTTAATGATAATAGGGGAAACTATAAGAGGGATGATAATTCTCAGTATTCAAGATGCTAAAAATTGGGCAACTCCTAATTCCATGAAAACATTAAAAATTAAAACTTCAAAAGGAAAAAAAGCAAATACAAAACCATTGATAGATGCAGGATATTTAATAACTGCAATTAGGTATCAAATTGTAAATGAAAATGGAACTATAGAATATTTGTCAGATTTTAAGGATGTATAAAATGGATAATGTTATTTTATTAAGCAAGCATAAAACAAATATAAAAATTATTTCAAGAGTTGAAGGGAAATGGGAAAAAGGTAAATATATTCCTGATTCAGAAATAGAAAAGATTATAAAAGGTGTGTATATGCCTATTTCATCTGATACTTTGAAATATTATCCACAAGGTGAAATAACTCTTAAAGATATGGAGTTATTTACAAAAGAGAAGCTAAAAGAAGGAGATATTGCTATTTTAAGAGAAGAAGAATTTAAAATAATTGAAATAACTGACTTTGATTATCTAGCTGATATAAAAAGCTATATTTTGAAGAGGAGTACAAAAGATGATTAATCTTATAATTGAACTGCTTAATAAAATGAGTAATATCCAAATTATCCCAGCTTTTACTGATAAAAAGTCTCCAAAAAAGCCCTATGCAACTTATCAAGTTTTAAATATAAATAGTGCTGATTTTAGAGGATATACAGAAAGAGAATATATAAAAAAAGATGAAAAGTACCTTGAAACAACAGAGTATAGGATAATGGCTAGGTTACAATTTGATGTATATTCTGAAACACAAGAAGAGGCTTTGGAAAATTCAACTGAACTAAGGGAACTAATTCTTTTCAATGCGAGAAGAGAAATTGGAAGAATAGAAGCTGGAGTTGTAAAAAGTAGTGAAATAAAATCATTAAATGAATTAATTAATGCTAAATACGAATATCGTTGTAGTTTTGACATAGTTTTTGAATATATGAAGATAACAAAAGAAAGAGAACTTGAACTAATAAAAGAGATAGAATTATTAGTTAATGAAAAGCATAAAAGCAGAATAGCAAGGAGGAAAGAATAATGGGAGTATACAGAGAACCAGTAAAAATAACATTAGAACAAGAATTGAATTTAACAATAGCAGCACTTAATAAAACTCTTATAGTTACAAATGATAAGAATTCAGATTTTAAATATTATATGAACTCTAAAGATGTTGCTAATGATTTTGGAAATAATTCAAAAGTATATAAATTAGTGGAGAAGTTTTTAGGACAAAGAGATGGAGACGGGAATATATTAAAACCTGACTTTTTTGGAATAGTTGGAGTTACTGTAACTGGACAAGAAAAAATTGAGGATAAGTTAAAAGAAGTTATAAATGAAAATTTAGATAAAGAATGGTATGCACTTATAACAACTTTTGATAGTGTTGAAACTATGAAAGCTGTAAGCTCATTTTTAACTGAAAATAGAAAAATTTATATTACAGAAGTAAAGGCTTATCCAATAGCTGATACTTTAAAATCTGATAGAATAGTACCTATTTGGAATTTAAAAAGAGATGAAACTAACAAAGAATATAAAGCAGCAGCTTATGCAGGAGTAGTAATAACAAAAGGAGCAGGATATAGAAGCTCAATGATAGAGTTACAAGGAGTAACAGCTGATACTGAACTAGCTAAAAAGCCTGAACTTACAAAAAATAATATTACATTTGTGGAAAAAAGAACATCAGAAGGCTATATAACAGCCAATGGTGGAAAAGCAACAGATGGAACTTATTTAGATGATACAACTGCTATTGATTGTATCATTGTAAATCTAAATGAAAATTTAGAAAAAGCTATGATTAAAAAGGGTTTCCCACAAGATGAGGAAGGTTATGCTTTTTTAGAAGAAACATTAAACAATGTTATGGAAGAAATGGGGGCTAATAATTTACTTGCAAAATTAAATGGTAAATATCAATATACAGTTTTCCCAGTTAATCAAACTGCAACAGAAAGAGGACTAAGACTTGTAAGACCAAGAGTGCTTTTCAGACTTAGAAACTGGGCTTATTTCATTGATTTAACATTAATGAAAACTAATAAGGATATTGGAGGTAATGAATAATGGTTGACTTAAGTAAAAAAACTTTTATTTTCAATGGCTATACTTTTAAGAAATGGAGAAGTTTGACTGTTGGAGCACCTGAGGATCAATATAAACAATCAGATAAAAGCATTTATGGAGAAAGAAGGATAATATATACTCCTGATCCAAATATGGAAATAACTATAACTGTACCAGTTGGAACAGAAGATGAAAAAATACTTTTGAATGCTTCTGAAAATGTGATAACTGGTTCAGGATATTTCAAAGATAGTTCAAGCCAAAAATACAACAGAGGAGTAACTATAAAGGAGATTGGAGTGAATAAAAGCGAGTTGGCTAATGATGGAGAATCTGATTCAAGAGAATTTAAACTTGTATGTACAGGTGTCAAGGAGGCAATAAACTAATGGATAAAAAAGAACAACAAGAATTAAAAAATAAAGAATTTTTAGAAAAATTAAAAAATAAAAATGTTTCAAATATAATTTTTAAACCTGATGGTTTAGGAGCTTTAGAATTTGATTTAATGATGACTGGAAAAGATTTTAAAACAATGGACAGATCTTTCAGAGTAGAAAGAGTTTCAACAGATACATTTTTTAAACTTTCGGCCAAAAAAGATGAATTAACAACAGCAAAAGAGTTATTGACAACTTTTGTAGCTCAACCAGCTGAAGCAAGAGATATAGAATTTTTTAATATGGATCAAGAGGCTTTATTAACAATGGTCAATGTTATTACAGAATTTCAGCAAACACCCTTTTTATTCATTAAGAACTTTGGAGAAAATAAGGGAAATTAAACAAGGAAGGTTTGACATTTGCTTTGAATCTAAAATTTCATACTTTAATAAACCTGTTGGGGAATTATGTTATGAGGAGTATATGCTTTTACAATTAGCTTGGGCTAATTATGTTAAAAGAAAAAATAAAAGTTAGAAAGGAGGAGAGTTTAGCTATGTTTGAGCAATTAACATTGGCTTTTAAAGTGATAGGAGATGGACTTGATTCTTTAAAAAAAATTGATGCACAAATTGACGCTTTAAAAAATAGCATGAATACTGCTAAGAACTCAATAAGTTCAGCATTTAGCGGTTTAAAAAATAAGATTAATTCAGTAAAGCAAAGTATAGTCAATTTTAAAAATAAAATAAGTTCAACTTTTAGTACATTAAAAGCTAAGATTGTAGCTAACTTTCCTGCTATTTCAAAACTAAGAAATGGATTTATTGGACTCCGTAGAGGATTAGGGAACTTTGGAAATTATGCCCAGCAACAGTTTCAAAATAGTAAAGAAAAAGCTAATTCATTCTTAGGAGTTTTAAAAAGAATTGCTACAACATTAGCAGCAGGGTTTACATTAAAAACTGCTATTGAAGGAGCAGGGAATATTGAACAGTATAGAAATACCCTTGAAACTGTTTTGAAGGATTCAAATAAAGCAAGAAAGAAACTAGCTTGGGCTAGTAGATTTGCTAATAAAACACCATTTGAAACAGAAGAGGTAGTTGGTGGAATGACAAAACTTCAATCTTATGGAATTGAAGGAGATAGAATTTTAAAGACTACTAATAGAACCTATTTAGAAATGATTGGAGACATGGCATCAGGAATGGGTAAAAGTTTTGACCAAGCAATTGAAGCAGTTGCTGATGCAAGAACTGGAGAACTTGAAAGATTAAAAGAATTTGGAATTACTAAGAATATGATTGCCGAGTTTGGAAAAAGCAAGGGCTTAGAAATATTTAACAGTAAAGGACAAATCAATGATCTAGAACTATTTAATAAGACTTTGTTTGAAATGATGGACTCTCGTTTTGGTGGTGCAATGGAAAAACAAGCCAAAACATTTAAGGGAGGACTATCAACTATATCTGGAGCTGCAAAGTCAGCACTTTCAACATTGGCAGGAGTGAATGAATTTGGAGATATAGTTGAAAACTCTCCATTTCAAATTCTTAGAGATAAGGTTATTATTCCATTTGCTAATACTCTTATAAAACTTCAAGAAAATGGAACTTTTACTAGATGGGCAGAAAATCTATCCAATATTTTTGGAGAAATAATAAACATTGGTGGAAAAGTAATAGATTTTATTGTTAAGTGGAAAGAAGTTTTAATTCCTTTGGCAAGTGCAATAACTGGGCTTTTTGTAATTAATAAAGTAATAGTTTTAATTGGAGCATTAAAAACAGCATTATCACCTTTTTCTTTTAATCCTATTATGCTTGGAATAGGAGCTGTAATAGCTATTGGAGTTTTATTATATAGAAACTGGGATTTAATAAAAGAAAAATTAATTTCACTTTGGGAAAAAATTAAAGGTTTTGTTAAAGTATTTCTACTTTTTTCAGGAATAGGTTTAATAATAAAACTAGGGCAATTATTAGTAAAAAATTGGGACTTAATAAAAGCTAAATTAGCTTCATTATGGGCTAAAATAAAAGCATTTGCTAAAGCATTATGGGATATTGGTAAAAAAATATTTATGTGGCTTAGTCCAATAGGCTTAATTATTACGGTTGGAAAGCTAATAATACAAAATTGGGATTTAATAAAGGCTAAATTTACAGAGTTAGGAAGTTATTTATATAACAAAATACTTGATATAGGTAATTTTTTCGTAGGTTTAAGGGACAAAGATGTTGATATATTTTTTAAACTAATAGATAAATTAAAAGAAGTGTGGGAGACAATGAAGTCAACTGCTGCTTCAGCTTTTGATTTTATATTAGATTATGTTGCTAAAATTTGGGAAAATATTAAAGGATTTTTCTCAAACTTAGGACAAAAAATAAAATCATTACCAGGCATATCATGGTTTTTTGATGATAGTGGAGAGAAGAAAACAACAACTGAAAGAGTATACTTTGAAGATACTCCTGTGATAGATGGGACACATAAAACAGGACTTGACTATGTTCCTTTCGATGGCTATATAGCTGAACTTCATAAGGGAGAGAGGGTACTAACTGCTGAAGAAAATAATGCTTATTCAAATGTAGAAAATAATAGCTTTTCGGATATAAAAAGTTCAACAAATACTAAAAATTCTAATAAAACTGATAAAAGAGTTATATTAAATCTTACTATAAATATGCCAACAACTACAAAAGCTGAAACTGATTGGAACAGAGTAGGAGAAATGATAGTTGAGAAATTAGAAGATTTTATGCTACAAAATGAGATTGCAAAAGGAGATATATAGATGTTTTCAATAACAAATTTGATGAGTAAAGTAAGTAGTTTTTTAAGCAGTGCTAACTCATTGTCTAATCAAATTGATAATCGTATAAAAAAAACTCCACCTATTTTATTAGGAAATATCCAGCTTCAATTAGTTTCCGAAGTATCTGAAAGCTATTCTAATGATGTTCCAACAGTTCCAATAGATGATGGGACTCAAATAGCTGATAATATAACTCCCAACCCTTTGGAATTATCTTTTAAAGTTCAAATTGTTGGAGCTAATCATAAAGAAATTTTTGAAAAAGTTATAGAACTTAGAAATAAAAGAGAGCTTGTGGACTTATATATGGTTAAGTTATATAAAAATATGGCTATCACAAGTATAGAAAATACAATAACATCTTTATATTATACAGAGTTCACAATTACCTTAGTTGAAATAAAAATTGCTCATGTTTCTATGATACCAGCACCCAGCAAAAAGGCTAAACCTGCTGTAAGGAAAAAAACAAAAATAAAAACAACAGCAAAGGCAAAAAATAAAACTAGTGGGAAAAAGGACTGGGAAGGAGATTTACAAAGTGAGCATATAAAACTGCCATAGATAATAGGAGCATAGAAATGAAAATAAATATAATGAAAGAATCTATTCCATATATAACTGAGGTAACTATTGCAGGGACAACTTTTCAATTTGAATTCACATATAATTCTTATGATAAAAGGGTATATATAACACTTTATGATATTGAAGATAATTTGATATATGCTAATGAGCCAATTTTATTTGGTATTCCACTTTGGTTCAATAAATTAGTTGATGAAAAAGGAAACTTTAATAAAAAGTATCCACAAAAATATATTATTCCTAATACTTTGGATAGAAAAGCAGTAAAAATTGATTATGAAAATATAGATAAAATTGAACTTTTAGTGGAGGAATAATGGAATTTATAGCAAATAGACCTATTTTCCCAAGAAATTCATACCTTGTTATAAATGGAGTAAAAATAAATGATCATAATAATAATGGATTAAAGTTTGATGTTGAGGTAAAAAGTGGAGAAGAAGGGAAAGTAGGAGTAGGAACATTTAAAATATACAATTTAAGTCAAGACATAGAGGTGGGTAGTGAGATAGAGCTTTGGTTTGGTTATGAGTCTGATATTGGATATTATTCTAAGTATGAAGTTATTAAAAAGAAAAAAGCAAGAGATGGAGCTTCTTTTGTTCAAGAGCTAACTTGTTCAGAAAGAACTAAGAATAGCAGTAAAATAGTTTCTATTAGTTTAGATGGGAATGTAAGAATATCAGAAGCTATTAAAGAAATTACTAAGGAATTAGGTTTAAATCTTATTTCTATGGATCTAAATAAAGATAAAGTTTATACAAATGGTTTTACTTGTTATAGTCAAGGTTTTCAGGAGTTAAAAGAGTTAGTTGGAGATTCTGAAAGTAAAATGACATTAAAAGGTGATGATCTTTACATTTATACAGATAAGCAGAAAAATCAAGCTATTTATTTAACTTTTGAAAGTGGTTTGATACATAATCCTGAAGCTGTTGAAAAGCAAGAAAAGGAAACAAAAGTAAATAAAAAGTCAGATAATAAAAAAACTGATAGTAAAAAAGATGAAAAGTGGAATAAGGAAAAGAAAAAGAAAACTATAAAAGAGAGTAATAAATATGACTATACTGTTGAATGTTTCCCAATTCACTATATAAAAAAAGGAGACATTATATATGTTTCAAGTGATGATGTCAGTGGATTTATGCAAGTTGAAGAGGTAAATATTTCTTTAAATGATAGTTGGAATATGAAACTAGGAGTAAAAGTGATGAAAGATGATGGAAAACATAAGGATAATTCTAGTAAAAATACAAAAAATAAGAAATGGTAGATTTGTAGATGCTGAGCCTTTGTTTAGTCTAAATGGAGTTGCTTTACCTGTACTTCGTAATGTTCCAGTTGCCTTGTTTGGGGATAGTAAAGACCATATTGATTGGAATATCAAAGAAGGGGATATAATGCCGTATTTTATATTAACTTTTGATATTTCTTCATATATAAGTCAAGGCTCTCATGATGTTATGGATTCAAATAGAAGGAATAACTTAAATAATGGCTTTATTTTACCTTTCACAATTCCAAATGCTACTGAAAGTCTTGAATTTCCTTCTGATATTAGAATTATTGGAGATAGATTAGAGGAAGGAAATATTGATTTAAAAGGAAATTCTAGTCAAAAAGGAAATGTTGAAATAACTGGAGATACTACTCAAAAAGGAAATACAACACAAACTGGGAATATATCCTCAACTGGAAATGTTTCAGCAACAGAAGATGTTAAGGCTGGAGATAAGAGCTTAAAAAATCATAAGCATTCAGGAGTAGCAAAAGGAAATGACACAAGTGGAGGAGTAGTTTAATGAAAGCTATAAAAATGAATGATGGAGATATTAACTTTTCAACTATTTCAGGAATAGAAGAGTTTTGGCAAAGAGTAGTAAATTCCTTAAAAATATACTCAATAGAGTGCTTTTATGATGAAAATTTAGGACTTGATATAAGAATAATAAATGAACAAGATGTAGCTGAGTATAAACTTGAACATATTTGCAGAAAGTTACAAGAATGGTTTAGAACTGAAATAGAGTCAGTTAGTTATCAAATAACTTCTGAGAAAGAAAGAATTTTAAAAGCAAAGATATATATAACACATAAAGAACATAATGATATAGAGAAAGAGGTGATTATCAGTGGATAAGTTTGAAACAAAAGGCTTTCAAGGACTTATGGAGTTAGCACAAAAAGAAGCACAAAAAAAAGAGAACTTTGGGAGTGATTTCAATGTTGAGCCAACTGGTGATTATTACAAATTAGTAGCACCTTTTATATATCTTTGTTCTTATCTTGAAGATAAGATTATTTCAGTATCAAGAGGCTTAAATATCTATAATGCACAAAATGAAGAACTAGACAATTTATTATATTTTTTTCCTCGAAGATTTGGGACAAAAGCACAAGTACATTGTAAAGTTACAGCAACAGGCTTTGTTGATGTAATACAAGGGGATATTATTATCCAAGCAGAGAATGGGACAAGATATGAAAATATAGAAAGGTTTGAGGTGGATTCTTCAAAGAGTAAGACAATACTATTTCAAAGCCTGTTCGATGGAGAGGAAGGAAATATTCAAATTAATAAAATTGAAAAAGTTATAAAAGCACCAGCTTCAATAGTAGATGTACAAAATACAGAAATTGGAGAAGGTGGGCTTTCTTCTGAAACTGATTATGAGTATTTAAAAAGATATTTAGCTGGAAATAGTAAAGGAGAATGGGCTTTATTACCTGTTTTAAATGCTATTAGAAAATTACCAGGAGTGAAAAGTGCTAATGGGATAAGAAATAATACAATGAACATTGACAGTTTTGGACTTTCTCCAAAAAGCATTTGGATAGTTGTAGATGGAGGAATAAAAGAAGAAATAGCACATGCTATTTATATGCACATTCATACACCTGATACAAGGGGAAGTGTTGTTGTAAATGTTCCAACATCTGTACCAAATTATTATGAAGTTATAAGATTTGATAGACCAACTCAAACAGAAATTGAATATAAATTGGATATAAAAAGTGCTGATGAATTGAAAATCAAAAATTTAATTGATGAGTATATTAATGAAGCTGGAATAGGTGCTTTACTATCAAATGGAACATTCTTATATGAGTATCTTTATAATAAAAACTATAAATATACAGATTTTGACTTAAAGTTTAGAAAAAAAAGTACTCTTATTTGGAGTAATTCAATTCAATTAAACTTTTATGAAATACCAAAAAGTGCTGGGAGAATATCATGATTGATGAAGTTATAAAGGGTTTACCTTTGTATTTTCAAAAAGAAAATACAATAAAATTTTATAAAACTTTGAAGCCTGTTATTGAGTATATAGACAATTTAATAGAAGATTTAAAAAATCAAACATCATTATTAAAATGTTCAGGGATATTTTTAGATTTTATGGGTGAAAGATATGATGAAAAGAGAAGTGGTCGAGATGATGAAACTTATAGACAAGCATTAATTATTAAAAAAATGGCACTTGATGGATTACCCAATACAGAGTTTTTACTTTCACTTACGAGAGAACTTACTAATAAAGAAGTTACAAAATTAAAGACAAGACCATTACAAGAAGTAGCTAGTCAACTATTTAAAGTAAATATGGTTGATGATTTAGAGGTTATTAACAAAATGCCTGATTTAAATAAAGTTTGTGAAGCTGGAGCAAGAATGTATTGGGAACTTGAAATAATCAATAATAAAAGTAATAAATATTACTCATCAATAATTGAGAGTATGAAAAAAATAGAGATAAAAGCTGATTTTAAACTAGATCAAACTATGAGGATAAATTCAGAATTGAATATAGCTCAAGGGATAGGATTTACTAAGATAATTCAGATAGGAGGGACTACATAATGAGTTATTTTGAAGGCTTAAAGCTAACAAAAAAAGGGGAACAACTTCAAGCAAAGATAAATGGAAATTTATCTGAAACTTTAACTTTTACAAAAGCAAAGTTAGGAAGTGGTTCAATAACTTCAAATGATGAGATTAGATTCTTAACAGATGTAAAAGAAGAATGGGGAATAGCAAATGTTGCTAGTTGCAAAATACAAGGAGATGAAAAGAATATAGTATCTATTGAACTCCAATTTTCAAATGCTGGACTAAGAGAAAATAAAATATTCAGAGAAATTGGACTTTATGCAAAAGGGAATGAAGAAGAAGAGATCCTTTATGCTTATGCCAATGCAGGAGATAAATATGACTATATTCCATTGATGAAGGACAGTCCTCATTCTTTTGTAATAGTTATTTATTTCAATATCACAAGTGGAACAAAGGTAGATGCTAACATTGATTTACACAGTTATATAACACTTCAAGAGTTTAATGAGGGAATGAATAAAAAAGTAAATAAAACAGACTATGCTTCAGCTGAGCAGTACGGAATAGTTAAATATGGAACTCAAGAAAATACAGCACTAGAAGGGAATAAAATAGAAGAAATAACTGGAAAAACTTATGGTGGTGTTTTAAATGAAATAGGTTTAAAAGAAGCAGGTAAAACCTACTTTGACAAAAACACAAAGAAGTTATACTTGTGTAAAAATAATAATACTGATATTTCAGCAAATATCAATAATTATATCGCTATGGACAGTCATTCAATTCTTGAGAGATTGGAAAATCTAAAAAGAAATGAATATCAAATAATGTATAATAACGGCTCGCCAGTACCAGTTGGTACAAGTGGAAAGTTACCAGATTATGTTACATATAGCAATATATTAGGTTATTATTTTAAGATTAGGTTTTTTGGAGGAGTATCATTTTTTGTTGCCTTCGATAACTCTACAAATACAAATATGGCCAATTATACTTTATTTAATGATATTAAATTTCAGTTAGATATTAATACTAATATTTTGAAATTAGTGGCTGACCCTAATAGGGAATTTATATCTTTATCTGTTTTCAATAAATTAACTTAAATATTTATTTTAAATTCTACCAATTAGAAGTACAGTAAAACCAGCATTTACATTAGCAACATCAAATGTTTGTGTCGCAGAATTATACCAACCAATGACAGGTTGTCTATTTGTTGCATATAAATCCCCATTGTTATCCTCTAAAGATATATAAACTCCATTTTGAAAAAGGACAGGTGATTTTATTGTAGTTTTAGCATAATCTGTAATTACACCAATATTCATTGTACATATACAATAATCAGCTATTTTTGTAACATATGATGTACAGGTACTCACATTAGTCATTCCTGATGTCCCACTTTCAATTTTATGACTGATTAGATTTTTCAATCTATTCACTTTTATATAAAATGTACCTAATAAAAATTAGGAGGTGCATTATGGAAAGAATAATGTTAGAAAATTTAAAAAAGGAAAATGTTGAAATTTACTTGGAGTATTTGGAAAGTTGTAAGGCTAATAATTGGGATACATGGGAGACTACTTATAAAACTTATACTTATAATTTTAAATTGTTTTTGACCTGGTTTGAAAATACTTATAAAAATAGGTATTTATTAGGAAAGGATACTTTAAAAGATATGCCTTCAATCATAGAAAAATATAGAAATTATTGCAGAAGTTTAGGAAATAGCAAGAGAACATTAATGAATAAAGTAACATCAATCAGTAGCTTTTATTCATGGTGTGTTAGAAGGAATAAGATAAAATTTCATCCATTTACAGATAAATTAGATAAGTTAAAATTTACTGACAAAGATAAAATTAGAAAAAGTTATTTTTTAAATACAGAGCAAATACTAACAGTTAGGCTTTTTATGAAATTTCAAAATAAAAAATATGATATTCAAGACAGGATTTTGTGGGAACTTTTTTTGGATAGTGCTTGCAGAATAAGTGCTATTCAAAATTTAAAGATAGAACAACTTAGACTTGAAGAAGGATTTTTTGAAGATGCAAAAGAGAAAGAAGGGTATATTGTAAATGTATTTTTCTTTGATAAATGCAAGGAATTATTACAAGAATGGATAAAAGTAAGATTAGAAAAGGGAATAAAATCAGAATGGCTTTTTATAACAAAATACAAAAAAATATATAAAAAAATGAGTCAAGGAGCTATGAGGCAAAGAATTAAAAAAATGGGAATAATTTTGGATATTCCAGATTTATACCCTCATACATTAAGGAAGACATCTATAAACTTAATAAACAATCTTGGTGGTTTAGGACTTGCTTCTAGTTATGCTAATCATACAAGTAGTAATGTGACTAGTAAACACTATATACAAAAAGCAAGTCCAGTAGAAATAAGAAATTCACTTATTTTACAAAGAAAAAAATTAGGAATTTTTTAGAAAGGAGCAGGAATGAGCAATATAATAAATTTTTATAAAGGAACAGAATTAAAATATTCAGTATATTCAAATAGTTTAGACGATGTTAAGAAAAATCCTCTTAGCTATTTTGCTGAATATACAAAAGATATGTATATAACTGATAAAAATTTTCAATATCCTATTCAGGATGAGAATGGTCTCAGAGAAATGTCAAGAGAAGAAAAAGCCAAACAAGGCATAGAAGTTCAACTTGAAGAAGGAGAAATTTTAAAAAATAAAAAAATTGTTAAGTTCGAGAGACCTTCAAAATATCATCAATGGATTAACAATAAATGGGAAATTGATTTAGAAGTAGTTGAGGAAAATATAAGAAATATTTTTAAACAAGAGTTACAAAGTAAGATATACTCAGATTTTGATTATAATGGACATATTTTCCAAATGGGAGCTTCTGATATTCCAAATTTTGAAAGAGTAAAAATGGCTCTTGATATAGTTGAAAAGGAAAAGGATATCAAGAAAATTACAGAAGTTTTAAAAGAATTAGATCCAAATTTAGCAACTGAGGTAAAAACAAAAGTTCAAAGTAAAGAAGTAACAAAAGATCTACTAATCTCAATTGTAGAAAATTTTAAAACTGGTTGGAGATTAAAAGATAATTCTGTTTTAGAAGTAACATATAAAGAAGTAACTAATATTTTACTGTTATGGATATTTAGAAGCAGTAAATTTAACAATGAATACAATAAAATAAATGATTTAATCAAAAAATCTAACACAGTTGAAGAATTAGAAGCAATTGAGTGGAAATAGGAGGAGTAAAAATGGGAAAGTTTAGTAAAAGAAGTTTAGACAATCTTGCAGGGTGTCATCCAGATTTAGTAAAAATAGCAAATCTTGCTATACAGAGAATTGATTTTACTGTAATTGAAGGACATCGAACAGCAGAGGAACAGAGAAAAAAAATTAAACAAGGTTTTTCAACGATAATGAATAGTAAGCATTGTGAAACACCTAGTAGAGCATTTGATTTCATTCCCTATCCATTTAAACAAGAGGATTGGAATGATTCAGAAAAATTTAACAAAATTGGAGAAGTTCTTTTAGAGTGTGCAAAAGAATTAGGGATAAAAGCAAGGCGTGGAGCAGATTGGAATTTAAATGGAAGTACAAAAGATGAAGTTCAAAGAGGAAGTTATGACGGACCTCATTTTGAATTATTATCTGATGAAGAATTAAAAAAAATCAAAAAATAGGAGGAGTAAAAATGGACAAACAATTATTATGGAAAGTATTGGAAACAGTGATAGCAGGGGTAGTATATTTCATTTTAAAATGGAGATACGACGGGAAAGAAGCTGTAATAAAAGAAGTAATATCAGCTGAGGTTACATTTGAAGGGAAAGGATTGGGTGCTTTAAAGAAACAAGCAGTTCAAGAATTTGTTTCAAAATTACCAGCAAAACTTCGTATTTTTATCAATGAAAAAACTATTGAAGATGCTGTACAAGAACTACAACCTTTCTTTAAAAAGCTAAAAGAATCCAAAAAATAAAATGGGAGGAAAAAATGGAACTAAGTCCACTACTAACTGAACCATTAGGAGATAATAAGTGGATTTTAAAAGAAGAGTATAAGTATGAAATAAATAGCTATGTTATAACAGTACCAAAGGGATTCGTTACTGATTTAGCAAGTGTTCCTAGAGTTTTGTGGGTATTTTTTCCACCTTTTGGCAAATATACTAGGGCTGCAATCATTCATGATTACTTGTACTCTGAATTAAATGATACTTTTATAAATCGTTATTGGGCAGATAAAATATTTATTTTTATTATGAGAGAACATGGAGTATCAGCTTATAAAAGAGTTTCAATGTATCGTGCTGTAAGAATGTTTGGAGAACCTTCATGGAAAAGAAAAATCAAAAATGAAGGTTACACTGAACAAGCTATTATAGACCATACAAAAGAAGCTATTAAATATAATAAAGAAATGAAAGAAAAATTAAAATTATAGGTGAGGGAAATGGAGAAAGAAAAGGGAATCATTAAGATTTGTATAGTTATAGGTAGTTATTTAAGTTATTTCATAGGTGGTTGGAGCATATCTATGGAAGTAATGTTTGTATTTATGGCTTGTGATTATATTACAGGTTATTTAAGAAGTTTACTTAAAAAGAAATTGTCCTCTAGGGCAGGATATAGAGGATTAATTAAGAAAACTGGATATATATTTGCAGTAGTGGTAGGAGCTGCACTAGATAGGTTAATAATAGCAAATAACTTAAATGTTCCTATAACTATTCTAGGATTTCCTATTTCTTTCAAAGTTATGATGATTTGCAGCGTGATAGGAACAGAAGGAATAAGTATAGCAGAGAATCTAAAAGAAATGGGATTAATAGTACCTTTCCCTATAAAGAAACTATTTAAACAATTAAAACAAGATGATACAAATGAAGATATAAAAAATAAAGAGCCTTAA